GTAATCAGGTAATTTCCCTTTTGCCCACTCATTAACAGGCGTTCTCTCGTATCCATCAACAACAACAGGAACACCATTATCAACTTCAATTTTATCTTTAGGCAGGAAATTATTTAACACCAAACTTGGATCATGTACTATTTCCGCCAAGGTTTGTAAGGCAGGAGAAATAAGTTCCAACTCTCGGACTTTTGTTTCAAGTTCTGTAATTTTTTTGTCCTTTTCGGCTGATCTTTCTCTGTATTGTTCCTCAAGTTTTGATCTTGCTTCTGTATATTTTCCTTGCTTTTCAAGTTCAACTTGTTCTGCATTGTTTTTAAAATCAATTAAAGCTTGAACATCAACATCAGCAGGAACAGCTTTTGATTTTTCTTTTGCTTTTTTGTATTCATCTATAAGCTCAGCGTTCTTTTTACGCATTGCTTCAATTTCAGCTTTAAGATTCTCTTTTTCAGAATCAACAGCTTGCTCCACAGGAGCAGTTGTTTCGTCAGACATAAAAACCCACAAGGTTAGTATTTATCTTATCAAGATTAGCTTAAAATTACCATTTAACTTTGTCAGCCCAATAAGCAGCACTCATTTTACCTTTAGCAATATTTTTAGCGTGTCTAGCTTTAAAAGATTTTTGTCTTGCTTTATCTGCTTTACTTTTTGGTTTATCTCCAGCTCCACTAACCCCTTGTTGACCAAATCTAATTAACTTTGTTTTGTCTCCTTCTTTAGCAAGAACAGCATGTGATTTTGTGGGGTGGTTAGGTGTCCTTTTTGGTTTGTTATATCCAGCAAATTTTTCTTTTCCTCTAGCAACTGTCATTTCTTTTTAGTAGCTGTTTTTAGTTGGGATCTTTTTTTCAATACAGCATTACCTGTTGATTCTGATTTAATTCTGATTACAGGATCTTTATCAGTTCCAACTCTGGTAACTGTTCCTCCAGATGCAGTTTTAATAGAAGCTCTTTTACCAGCAACACCCGTAACTTTTCCATAAGTACGAACACCTTGATAAACCCAACTAACTCTTGCTCCTTTCTTCATTTCTTTTTACCTCCCTTCTTTTTTTTCTTACCTTTTTTTTTATACATAGAAAGAGGCATAGAAATCTGTAAGACTCCTGATTATTTTAGCAACATCTTTACAAAAAAATGTTTATCTTATTAAGATAGGTGCAAACTACCAAAATAAAATGCTTGGCTCCGAACGTATGCAAAAAATAATGGATCAAGTTGCTTTAGGTATTGAACCTGAAAGAAAAGAATCTGCTGAGTCTGCAAAGTTTAGAGCTGGTGTTAAAAAAGATATTGTTAACGCTAGAAAAATTGCAAAGAAAAAGAAGATGAATGGTTTTACAGTTGATTACACTCCAGAATTTCCAACGCTTTAAATTTTCTTTAAATCTACGTCTGTCCATTTAGTAAATTGACTGTCAGGTTGCCAAGCCTTACCGATAAATCTATTCCATAAATCTTGATCTTCTATATTTAAACCTTTTTCTTTAGTGTAATTTGCAACCCTGATAGCTTGACCACTTTGGTTCATATCGTAGAGTTCAAAGTCATCAAAGATCCCTGCTTGAAGTGCATCAGGTACAACTTTTGAAACGTTTCTATGCACATCACGAACATAAGTAGCAGGAACAAGCCGTTTAGTTTTTAAGAATCTTTGATAATTCCTTTCAAGTGCTGTTTCAATATCAGCCGTTGCATATTTAGCTTTTACCTTCATGCCCCTATCTGACATTTGTTGAACCTTCTTCTGCAAACTCTTTATGCTGTTGTCTCCTGTTCCATCAAGCATTGTGTGGTATCGGCGTTGAGCTGTCTCTCTCATTAATCGCTTAGACAAGTAAGAAGATTCTTCATGGACATAACCAGCAGCAGCTTCAGCAATTTCACCTCCTTTCTTTTGCATTGCTGAAAATTCAGGAAGTCTTTTCTTAATTTCATCTGAATCAATAACAACAGTTCCTTTAGGCAATGGTGACTTCTTAAGCATTATTGATTTACCAGAAGCAGACCCGCCTCCTGTCATAAAGAACTCAGGATTCTTTTGTGGTTTGGGATTATTTTCATTGATAATATCTTCCACAATTTTGTCATGTAGTTTTTGACGTTCTTTTGTCCAAACAGTCGCACTTGTAGGTTCAGCTCCTTCTTTTAATGAACCGTTGCTGTATCGCTGCCATGAATATTCCGCATTTTTTCTTTCTTTTACAACGCTGCTTGCTTTTGGTTTTATGTCTTCAGGTTTTCCATATCTCTTTTGTAATTGCCCCAAAGAAACTTCTGTATTGTCTTCTCTAATTAATTTCTTGAGTGCTTGATCTGGCCCATATTTATTTGACAAGCGATTAAAGTATTTGGCTTTTTGTTTCCCTAATGCAGCAATCTGTTCTGCTCCGGGTTCAAATTTTGATCCTTTTGCACGTTCACCATATAACCATTTTCCATAAGTTGTATTTGCAGGAACAGGCCCACCAACGCTTGCCCTTTTTCCAGCAGGAGGCGGTGTAAAATCCCATTTCTTATAATTAACAACAGCTACAGTTGTAGACCTACAACCAAAATGTTGAGGCGGTACTGGCCCCTGATTGTATTTAAAAACTTGACCATCTAAATCTCTACAAACAGGAGAAGTTCGAGAATCAAGCGTAGCAACATACCGATATTCCTCAGTTACATCAGGATTAGCTTTATAAACAGCTTGACTTGCTGTATTTGTCACTTGATTGACAGTAGTTCTAACAATCGTCATTACCTGATTGTTTGCACTTTTGGTTGCAGCTCCTCCTTGTGCAAGTAATTGGCTTAAGCTTCCTTTTTGGTCTTTTTTTAAATTTCCAACTAACTCTCTAACAATTTCAGGAGTTGTATCACCAGATAAAAGCCCACTCCTAACCACTTGGTTTAATCGTTTTGCTTCTGCCTCTGCTATCCCTAAAAATGATTTCTTAACCGTGTTTCCATTAGGTAGCGTTATTGTTTGTCCTTCTTTAGCAGTTAATTTAAAAGTTCCTTTTGTTCTTGCTTTCTTATCTTTCGTAATTCCTGCCAACTCACTTTTTAAAACAGCAAGGTTAATAGCAGTTGGATCTGTAGTTACAACAGACTTAGCAAATGACTGACTAACAGCAACAGACCTAAAAGAATAACCAATTTGGTCATGGATCTTTTCAGCCATGCCTTTAGGAATTGATTTCTTTAATTGACCTTCAACAAATCCTGCCTGTACTTTTGCAACCCCTTCAAGCTCAGTAATTAAATCATTAACACTTCCATCAGCCCAAGAATTTAAACTTTCCTTTGTTTGTTTTATTAACGCTCTTAATCTTGCAGTCTTATAAGCAGGTCTTTCATTTAATGGTTGCCCTTCAATAATTTTTAATTTCTCAACAGCTTTTAACATCACATTGTTATATGAAGTAACCAGCTTTTTAGAAACGCTATTACTAAACCGATTAAGGTCTATCGCATTGCGATAAAACTCAGGCGGGATTCCATCACCGACAGGAACAGTTTTTGACATTTATTCAGATTGGTCGTTTTCGTCTTCTGGTTCTGCTGATTCTTCAGGTTCCGCTTCTTCCTCTTCCTCCAGAGGTTGATCCACTTCTATTAAGGAAGCCTGTTGCGTTGCCTCCAATTCTTCTTCAACGTCAAACTCATCGCCAAGAACTTCTCCTTCATGTAATTGCTTCAAGAGAGTTTCTTGTGTAATTGTTCCAGCCGTATAAAGTTGCAACAAGCTACCAATTTCTTGAGGATCTAAACGGGCCGCCAAGAAGTCACGATTAACAAAACTACTACCTGCTGAATTATTGCCTAAATACTGTGCATGGAATATTAAAGAGTTATCTATCATGTCTTGCATCTGTTGTGCGACCACCTGCATCGTGCTGTCGCCTTGTGATCTATCTATTCTTTTTGACTCTGCTGTCTCTGCCCCTAATTTTTGGCCTAGCACCGCAGCTAACGCAAGAGTATTTATTTGATGCTCTAGCTGATCTAATCTTTTGAATTGAGAATCAAAGCTAGTGCCTTTGCTTTCGATGTACTCGGCTCGACCATCAGCAGGAAACGCTATTGCTTCACCGGGGCCAGCAGAAACTTCTTCAGATGTTTGAGGGAATCCATAAAACGCAAGCATTGGAACTGCTGCAATATGCAATTGATTATCAAGATCTGATTGTGTTTGATAAGCCTTAAGATTTAATTCTGCAATATCTTCCATCGGTGGACGTGACTCCATGAAATTAATCCTGTTGGAATAAGCAACAGAAAAAGGAATTTCAGCCAATGATGTAGTTCCTTTATCAAACAATTGAAAATCACCATCGTTATTTTTACGGTGGATTTCAAAAGCTCCGGGTGTTAATAATCGAACTTGCTCAACAATCGTTTCACCATAATCTCCATCAGGCTCAACAACTTTTTCCATTAATCGAAGTTGAGTAAATTTCTGCTCCCCATCTTTTAATTCCGTTCTCCAACCAAGAATGTCTCTAGGTGTATATGTAACCCAGTAAGGTCTTCCATTTGCATCAGCAGGAGCATCAACTAAAACACCACAATGTCCATATCTAATTACTTTTCTAGCAGTATCGTAAGTCCAAATATTTAGATCATTCCCTTGCAGATCTACATCAAATAATTGCTCACGAATAACATCAGCAACGTCATTTAATCTAACTGGCTTTCTTGTCAACATTCCAGCCAACATTCTTTCAAGTCGCTGATAATAAGGAGGACAAACTGAACGGGATAGCCTATTGTCGTATGCCTCATCTAACTCACGAGGTTCTTGAGGTAAATAATCTCGATGGCGTTTCCTCATCTGATATGAACCGCCCAACAAATTCTCAATCAGAAGCCAATGGGGTTCCATATTTTCCCACGCACTATTCGGATCATTAACATCTGCTGTTGTTCCAGCTTTCTCACGTTTATAAAAGTTGTATCCGCTATACACGATGAGCCTCTTGGTTTATGTAAACAGTTTATAGATAAAAGCTAATAAATTCTAATACCTGTTCCTCTCCCTGAGTTCATGTGTAATGGATTGAACTCCTTCCATATTAAGTAACCTAAAGAATCTGCCATGTGATCCAGATTCATCGTCTTATCTGGAGTGCCATCTTCTGCATA